GTCTCAGTCATTGATTGAGACTAAAGAAACTCTCTGCGCAAACATTCTGAACAGAGCCTTCAATAGTTCTTATGTCGGTGGTGACGGCGTATCGTTGATCAACACAGCTCACCCAATCGTGAACGGTACATTCAGCAACCAATTGGCAACTTCTGCTAACTTGTCTCAAACATCTCTCGAACAGATGTTGATTCAAATTCGCCAAGCTGTTGACAACAATGGTAAGAAGATCCGTTTGGTGCCCCGCCAGTTGGTGGTCGCCCCAGGCAACATCTTCCAAGCTGAAGTATTGTTGAAATCAGTACTGCGTACTGGTACAGCAAACAATGACTTGAACCCTGTTAAGTCAATCGGTTTGTTGGACGAAGGTGCCGCAATTATTTCTCGCTTGACATCTGCAACAGCATGGTTTGTTCAAACTGATGCGCCCGAAGGCATGAAGCTTTTGATGCGTCGTCGTTTGGAGAAAACCATGGAAGGTGACTTCGAGACTGACTCTATGCGTTACAAAGCAACTGAGCGTTATATCCCTGGATATACCGACCCACGCGCGATGTTCGGCACAGCAGGCGTATAAGCCTAACGGGGAGGGGCTAAAACCTCTCCCCTTTTTTAAATCTGATCAAGCTTTTCAAGGAGAAGATCAAAATGCCTCAATTTTCAGACGACCTATTCTTAGGTTCTGCCCCCACATACATGGGGTTGACTAAAAACGCAAACGCGGTTGTTTTCACAGGAACAATTTCTTCAACTACTCTGACTGTCACTTCTCTCCAATCCGGAGACCAATTGGCAATCGGTATGTACGTTCAAGGTTCAAGTGTTACAGCTAACAGCTACATTACTGCTTTCGTATCTGGTACTGGTGGAACTGGCACATACACATTGAGCCAATCATCCACTGTTGGATCAGCAGAAACAATGTACGCATCTGGTAACGTATCTTTGGGCGATCCCTCCCCCATGCCTTTGGGAGTTGGGCCTCTTGGTCGCGTTTACATTTGGGACGTTGTTCCCGAAGCTTCTTCTACCAATAACATTTCTGTTGCCGCTACATACATCACAGCAGGTAATGCAACATTGGCCGCAGGTACAAACACAACTTCTGTTGTTCGTTCTGACGGTACTACCGTTATTCAATTGGATTGCCCACGCGCAGTGAGCATCACAATTGGTACAGGTACGATTACCGCTACAAACGTGACAATCTCTGGTTACGATTACTACGGTCAAGCAATGACTCAAGTGATTTCAACTGGAACCACACAATCCACAACTGTAAACGGTAAGAAAGCCTTCTGGCAAATCTCTTCTGTCGCTGTTGCAGGTAACTGCGGTGGAACAATTGCTGTTGGTACAACTAACATCTTTGGTTCACCCGTAAGAATTATTGATGGTGGCTACATCATTGATCCAGGTTGGGCTGGCCAAATTGCTCCTGATACAGGAACATTTGTTGCCGCTGACATGACTAACCCTGCTACATCAAGCACAGGTGATGTTCGTGGCACATACGCTCCAAACACTGGTACATACACTGTAAATGGTCAAAACCGTTTGGTGATCTCTATTGCAGTGCCAGCAATTGCCGCAGGTCCCAATGCTACCCGTTTGGGCGCATTAGGTGTTACTCAAGCCTAAGGAGAAATAAACCATGGCTAAATCAATGAAGGGTGCAGGCGGCTTCAGCCAAATGCCCAAAATGATGACAGACGAGCCTTCAGTTATTCTGAAGCTCAAAAAAGGCGGTCATGTTGCCAAGAAGGAACATCACAAAGAAGAACACGGTCACAAGTCTATGCATCACATGATGGATGGCGGCGTGATGCGTGCTTTGGCCGCTCCTCGCGTTGGAATGGCTCCTCCTATGGCTGGTGCCGCTCCAATGAAGCCATCCTTGGCAATGCGTCGCAAAGCCATGGCAACTCCTTTGATGAAAAAAGGCGGAAAAGCTCATCATCATCACGCTGAAGGCGGAGACATCGCTCAAGACAAAGCCATGATCAAAAAGGCTTTTAAAGAGCATGATGCCCAAGAGCACAAAGGTGGTAAGGGTACCAAGTTGCATCTCAAGCATGGTGGTAAAGCTCACAAGTTTGCTAAAGGCGGCGCTACTGGCGAAGCTATGGACAAATTTGAGACAAAGACTACCATTGAGCGTGATGAGAAGCCTTACCTCAAGACCAAGATGGACACAGCCAAGCGTGACACCGTTCACGGTACAGGCTCTGTGAAAGAAGGTAATGCTGGCGGTTACAAGCATGGCGGACACGCTCACCACAAACATGGTGGTAAGGTTCACCACATCTCTGGCCATCCAGAGGGTACTGAGGCGCATCACAAGCACATGGCTAAACACCATGCCGCGAAGCACAAAGAAGGTGGTTCAGCTCATCATCACAAGATGCACGAGCACCACAAGCACTTGGCTAAGATGTGCAAAGGTGGTTCAAAGTACGCTACTGGCGGTTCTGTTGCCTCTAAGATTCCCGCTGACACAAACGAAGGTAACACTTCAGGCAAGTCAGTAATGGGTGGAACAATCGAGGACAACGAGCATTACTTTGAGAATACCGATATGCACTCAGCACGTCGTGATTCTGCTCATGGTACTGGCGGTGTTTCTATGTCTAATGCTGGCGGATTCAAACACGGCGGCAAGGCACATCACAAAGTAAGACACCACAAAGAAGGTGGAGCTATTGACAAGTACGAGACCCGTGACACTGTAGAAGGTGGCAACTGGGAAAATCGTGCGGCCGATACAACACCAAAGGGCAAGACCAACACCAAAACTGGTGAGGTGAAGGAAGCTAATGCGGGCGGATACAAGCGTGGAGGCCACGCCGCAAAAAAGCACTTCGCCACGGGGGGCTCTGTTAATCACATGGGTTCTGCCGTGGCCATGCCACAAGGTCGTAAGCCTGCATCCAGAGCAGTTCACATCAATGAGCTGTCTGGCACCTTCAAAAAAGGTGGTAGGGTAAAAAAGCTTGATGTTGGTGGTCCAAGCGGTGACGCGATCATTGATCGTGAAAACGCCAGAAGAGAGGCTGAGTTAAATACCACAAGGTATGAAAACGAGCACCCCTTCCGCACAATGTTTAACAATGTTAAAGATTTTGTGATGGGTCCATCAACATCACCCGCAGGTAGCGTTACCAAAACTGAGAAATCGGTCACGGTTGCACCGCCCAAAAAGCGCGGTGGTAGTGTTAGACGTTAAATAAGGTGGGGGCTTCGGCTCCCACTCTTTAAGGAATCATTATGAGTAATGGAATCGTTGCTTCAGTAACTCGCGCAGGCGCGTATGAACCATTTGATTTGCAAGTTGCACGCGGGCAAATTTATGGCCATCAACAAGTAAGTATTTTTGGGTATCAGCCTTCGATTGGTACCACATCAATTGCAGTTTGGGAAAATGCTTCAGCTTATACTTTTCCAGCATCAGCTTCCACTATGGTTGTGGCAAGTGGCTCTGCAACTGATAATGGAGCTACAGTTCTTGTAGTTGGTTTAGATGCAAACTGGAATCAAATACAAGAAACAGTAACTATTGCAACAGGTGGAACAACCACAGTGAATAGTTATTTGAGGATTAACAATTTGTTTTTGGCAACCCCAGCATCTGGTCAAACAACAAATGTTGGTCAAATTACAATCAAAGTAAGCACGACAACTTACGGTCAAATCAATGTAGGTATTGGTAAATCTCAAAATGCCTGGTACAGCGTACCTGCAAATTATGAGTTTTATTTAGATCAAGTTGAAATCAATACAACCAATAGTTACACGGGTAGTGTGATCATTACTTATAACGTGCAAGCCACAAACAATGTGACTGGCGTAACTTTAAGTGTATTGCAACAACCTTTTGTTTCAATTTTTACAATTACAAGGCCCAATCCTTTTAAATACACCCAAAAAACTGATCTTCAATTCCAATTGAAAGCAAGTTCAGGAACTATTGGTGCTGGTTTGGTTGTAAATGGAAAGTTGATTCAAGCCAACAATACCGTCACAGGCGTAGGTACATAATGCCTAGCAAATCACCTGCTCAACATCGATTGATGGAAGCCGCCGCCCATACCAAGGGTGGTTTTGGTGGCGTTCCACAAAAGGTCGGCAAAGAGTTTGTGAAAGCTGACAAGGAGAAGAAGATGGCCAAGGGCGGACTTTATGCCAACATCCATGCTAAACAGGAGCGTATAGCCCATGGATCAGGTGAAAAAATGCGTCGTGTCGGATCTGAAGGTGCCCCCACAAAGGAAGCCTTTATCCAGTCAGCTAAAACGGCCAAGAAAAAAACTGGCGGTGGAGTCAGTTTGGCTGTCGGTCGTGGTGAAAAACTTTCTACAGAAAAAGGCGCAGGATTGACGGCCAAAGGTCGGGCAAAATACAACCGTGAGACTGGAAGCCATTTGAAGGCACCACAACCTCAAGGTGGCGCGAGAAAAGATTCGTTTTGTGCAAGAATGTCTGGGATGGTGAAACACGCATCTGGAGACGCGCCAAGGGCAAAGGCGTCACTGAAGCGGTGGAATTGTCCTGGTTGGTAAGGGTAGATCATGGCATTTTCAGGAACGACAAGTCAGACAATAGTCAGCGTTCAAACCGTCATTGATCATGCGGTGCGTCGTTGCGGCAAGTTGGCTGAAGAAATCACTTCAGAGCAACAGTTGGTTGCCAGAGAGAACTTGTATTTTCTCTTGTCCAATATGATGAACCGTGGCATCCAATATTTTGCCCTCTACAAGACCGTTATTGGCCTTGTAGCGAATCAATACGATTACTTGCTACCTGTGGGTGCCAATGACGCATTAAACGTCTTGTATCGCCAAATGGCACAGCCTACGGGCAATTACACATCAAGTGCTGGTGGAGTGGTTTCCAACCTCTACGACAATAACACCAACACTTATTGCCAACAAAATTCACCAAACGGTAACTTTGAAGTTATTTACGGGACAAACAACCCCCAATACATTGGTTCAATTGGGTTCATGCCCTACATTGCCAACTTTGGAACTGCAACTTGGAAC